ATAAATTTACCTGCATTACTACTTCCGCTAAACTTATCGTATATTCTTTTTTCTATTAGTTCTCTAGCTTCTTCATCTGGCGTACCATTGTTAAAGTTAATTAACATACTAGGTGCCATTCCGTTTTGTATATTATTAATATGATAGTTTGCTACCTCTGCTTCTAATTCACAGTATGGTAAAGCTCCTTGATATGTTACAGGTGTGTAATAAAAATATCCTGCTCTATATGGTTTAATACAAAGTATTTCTATCGCATTATTACCGCTACCAAATGCTGGTATTCTAGTTAGTTTATCTCTGTTTGTGTATTTGCTCCAATCGTGAAAATAATAATACCCTTTTATATCACCTTTTTTATCTGCTTTTTCAGCACGTAATGTTTGTACTGGAAAATGCTCTACTTTTACTATTTTACTTCTATCTACATTATAATAAACTTGCAACGTAGCTTGACCTAATAAATAAAAATCAGAACATATCTTTTTAAGATCTTCTTTAGTAAAAAGTGTTACCGCTTCTGCATATTCCATAGGTTTTTTATCGCTATTAGTTGCGCCTAAACCTTTACCATATATCATTTCTGTTATACCATTAATAATTGCGTTATTAGTTGGACTACCTTGATATTGGTCTATTAAATATTGATAATAGTTATTATCTTGACCATATGATACAAAATCTTTATTTTTTTCCTCTGTTATCTTAGGTGCTGTATATGTACTTAAATTTACTACTCTAATATTACTCATTAGTTTATTATTATATAATCATCATCAGGATAATTAGTTGTTTGTGTGTATTCTCCGCTATTAATAGTATAATAGTTATTCTCTGCTTGATTTATAGTTTGGTCAGTACAAAATATTTTATCTAAATAAATAGTTTCTTCTGATGTTGTTATACTTTCCCAATTATCGCTAGCAGCTTCCCATATTACATTGTAAGTGTTCCATAAGGCGCCTATACCTTGTAATATTTTTAAATCATAAAATCTACCTTCTTTTAAACTAAATGTAGTAGATATTGATGCGTTATCATTGTTTTGTGTTAATGTTACGTTTTCTGTCCTTGTTGTGGTATTAGTACTATTATCTCTAATAGATACAATAACTTCTGACGGATATGCTCTCGGTGCAAAAGTTAAAGTTTGTGCTGAAGTACTAGTTGTTAAAATCTTCATACATATATAATAAAAAAAAATATATTTTTTATATAATAAAAAAGGGAAGTTAAAAACTCCCCTTTAAAAACACACAAAAACAAAAAACTGTTATGAAGTTGGATTAATTTGTGTTCCACTTGCTAACGCAGTAATTACCGATCCTGTTACGAATAACGGTGGTATAACTTCTGTAGCTGTGAACGTCAGCGTAAATCCTGATAGGTCTGTGTATGCAGCACCACTTACTATGGTTCCTGCAGTCACTTCAGCTCCCTGATGATAGCCAACCATTAAATAATTAGCTGTTTCGTTGTTATCTTTAATTACTACGTGAGGTCTAGCTGCTGCTAAAAGTTTAATTTCTTCTTGCGTAGCTACGTCTAAGTGAGTAAATGTTAATTCTAAAGTAGATTCATATACTGTTGTACCTGTATCTCTAGAACTTATAATGTTTGTTGTTAATGAACTAGTAGCACCTTTTAAATCGTATTGAAAAAATGATGGTGTTCCAGATAAAGCTGTAATTTCTCCTGCAGAAATTGTTGCTGTACCTAAAGTACCAAAATCTGCAAAATAAGCTGTAACTAAACCACCTACCGATTGTTTACAAGGTAACTGCCTTCCTGTTGTTAATGCACAAGCCATAATTTATTTTATTTTAAAAAAAAAGGGTGGTAGTCTATGCCACCTACCCTTTTTATGTTATACAATTATTTTTAATTACGCTGTAGCGTATAATACAATGTCACCACCGATTGCGTGCTGAATTCCAGCAGTAAATCTCATTACAACTCTTACGTTTTGAGATCCATCTAGATCAGCCATATCAATTACTTTTACCTCGTTTTGGTCTGACATTAATCCAGTTCCAAAAAATAGGTTACTTGCTTGAGCTGCAACAGCATCGTTGTCTGAAAGTCCAGGAGCGTTAACTACTTTAATTCCATCGAACGATAATGCGTTACCCATATTGTACCATTGAGTACCTTGAGCGTTAGTACCAGCTGCACCTAATCCTGATGCACCAAATCCACCTAAAGCTCTAATATAGTTTCTGTACATATTAGATGGTAAGTAGATAGTTAAATCTTCTGCACCATATACTGCTGTAGGAATTGCGTCTGCAATTTTACCTAATTCTGCAAGAATGTTAGCAGAAGTAGAAGCTGTACCTGTTACATCATTTACATCACCATCAGCACCTAAAGTAGTGATGAATCCATCAAATTGTCCTTCAGTTGCGTTAGTACCTGTCCAAATGTTTTGCTCCATTTTTTGAGCTACTTTATCTGCTACGTGAGCAATTAAAAAGTCAGAAAACTTAGGAGGTAAGTTATCAAATGCAGAATATCCCATTTGTACTGCTTCCCAGTCTGATCTAAAGTCTTTTTTACAAAGCTCTAAGTTTACCTGAAATTCTTCTGGTTGTAGAATTCTTTCAGTTAAAGTTAAAGTTGAAGTATCTGTAAAGTCACAAGTTGCATCTTTTACGATTGCATCAGTTGCTACTTTTTTCATTACTTGTTTAAACTTAACATTAGGTACAGTTGTAATGTTACCTTCTGCTAATGTTTTACCAGATAATAAAGCAGCAGAAATATACTTCCCTGCAAATTCTCCAGCATATGTAGTTGTTATTGAAGTTGTTGTTGCCATTATTTAATTAATTATTGTTAGAAATTGCTTGTAACACTCTACCATACGTAGTGTTTTGATTTGAGTTGACTGCAAACCTTGCACCTAATTTTTCTTCAACGTTTTCAGGTGAATGTTTGATTCCTTCTGCCGCAGGCTTAGAAAGTTCTTCTTGCTGCTGTGACATTTCCTCTTTTTCTTTGTCGTGCCCCATTTTATCAATGAGGTTTCTTAAAGATTCTTTTACTTCTTCAACAGATTCTGCTAAAGCTGTAAGTTCTTCTTTAGTAGCGTAGTTCATTTCTGATTTTTCTTCTTCTTGAACTGGCGCTTCTTCTAAGTTAGTATCTTCTACTGCTGCTGCAGTTTCTTCTACTACTTCTTCTGAATTTTTGATATCTTCTATCATACCTTCTGTTTTAATGATTAATATTCTATTGTCCGATAGTTCGTACTCACCTACAGGTAGGGGTACGTTCTGATCCTCTGTCTTGATAAATACTTCGCTACCTGATTCAAATTTATCAGCAGTAAGCACAGTACCATTTTCAAGAGTTATTTCTTCTAAAGAAATTTGTTCTAATTGTACATCAAGATCACTCGGTTCAACACCAAGTAAGGTCTTGACCTTTGATAATATCTCTGTAGCATTCATAATAATATAATAAATACTAGATATTTTTTTATATTTTGTATTGAAGTATTTTTAAATACGACCTATTCCCTGAGCTTGTAACGAACCATCGCAACACTTTTTATGGTAAGTATTATCTGGGCATAAACAAGCTCTTCTAGAGCTCCTAGGGGATGTTCTACTAGGGGTTTTAAAATGTTTGTCTTTACTAGGCATTATTTACAAATACAATATTCGCAGTTACACATATTATTTTTTTATAGGTACGCAGTTAGGTACTTTTTTACCATTTTTAGTTTTCCAACCTATCATTTCATAACCTTCCCAACAAGGTTTTTTTAATTCTTCTTCACTATGTTGCTCACAAGGCATAAACCACTCTTTACCTTCTACTTCGTGTACGTGGTAACCTTCGCAACCTAAGTCTTTCGCCATTTCTTCAGCTTTTTCCCTACTAGCGTAAGCAAGACGGTCATCAATAATAGCATATTCTTCGTTAATTATTTCTGTGTATAAATTTAATTGTTTAATTTTACTTTCTGCCCAACTTTTAGCAGACTTACCACCCCATAATAGGTAACTTATTGTACCACAAGCAGTTGTATCACTAGGATTATAATATTCTTCTGCTCTAGATAAATAACTATACATTCTTTTAATTGTAGATGTGCTTATTTTCTCTTTTTTAGCTAATTGTTGCGCTCTAATCTTTCCTACGTCAGTTGCACACTTATTATTTACCTTTTCGTTAAGTTCTATACCTCTTTTAGCGTTATTTGCAACAGAATCTGGATAATCGTTATAACTTTCTAGTGTAACCTCTACACCATTAACAATATCTTTAATATTTGATAGTAAATATTCAGCTTCTGCTGTTTCTATAGCACTTAAATCATCTTTTCTATATGTAGACTTGTCTTGGAAGTACCCTTCTATAGAAAAACCTTTTACAGCACCTGTTTTTACAAATTCTTCCCATACTTTATCAGAATTTACCTTTACAGATCCCACCCAAGTTCCTACAGGGTATTTTAAACCATAAAAAGCAGTTTTATCTTTGTTTTGATCTTCTACTATCCAGCTTTCTACTAAACTAAGACCTTTAAGTTGCATTTGGTGTTCTAGGGTTGCATTATTTTGGTTACCCTCCATTAAATATAACTCACTAGCTTTGCGAACTGTATCTTTACTAAAATATATATAGTATTCGCCATCTTCGTTAACTCTTAGTATAGGTTTGTTAGGTATTAGTAACGCTCCAAGTAATATTCTCTTTTCATCATCTACTTGCGCTAATTTATATTCTACATCAGCGTTAAGTGTAATAAAATCTTCTTCTATTGCTGGTTTCTCTACTATTGATATAGCTTCAATACCTGAATACTCTTGTTCTTCGTCTAAAATAAGTTCTACTATCTTCATATTTATATAATATATTTATTTATGTTTTTTTTATATTCCGCTTTCACTAATTATATTTCTATCTAATTGTTGTGCTGTAGTTACATCACTTGACACTACATATGCTTTTACAGGTTGTTGCCCACCTATTGTTTGAGCTAGTTGATTAATAGGTGATTGCCCTACTACATTAAATGCTGGTGCTTGTGCTACTGGTGATGCCGCTGCTGTTGATACACCTGCTACTCCTGCGCCACCTCCTGGTACTTTTGTGCTAACTATATTTTTTACTGCGCTAAAACCTGTTGTAAGTGCTGTAGCAAACCCAATTAAACCTAATGGAAAAAATGGTTTACTATCTAATGCTGTAGTAGCTGCTTTATATGTACTCATAATTGCTTCTGCTGTTAATGCTGCTTTAGCTGCTGCACTATTTTCATTTAATGCGCCTGCTATTGCTTTTAAACCATTTTGAGCTAAAGTAAATTTCATATCAGCTAATTGTTTGTCTAATAACTCTTCTTCTGCATTAGCTTCTGCTACTAATCTAGTTTTTTCTGCTTGCGCTTCTTTAAATGCAGCTGATTCTTTATCTAATAATCTTTCTTGTTCTGCAAATGTATCTAGTGCTAATTGTTTTCTAGCTTCTGCAGATTCTTGTTGTATTCTTAGTTTTTCAAACTCATTATCTGTTAAGTTTATTAACGATTGTCTTTCAGCTTCTTCTAAATCAAATGTTTGTTGTAAAAGTGTAGTTTGTAGGTCTACAGATTCTTGTATTAAAGCATTTCTATTAGTTAATTGTTCAGATTCTATACCACCTATTCTTTCAGTAACTTCTAGTAATAAGTTTTGCGCTCTAATTAATTCTTCTTGTGCTTCTATGCTATCTTCATTTAGTGCAGCTTTTGCTTCTGCTGCAGCAACTTGTAATTTAGCTAATCTAAGTTCTTCTTCGGCACCTTCTTGTAATATTTGACCTAATTTTTCATTAGCCGCTATTCTATCTTCTATACTTTGGCTTACATCATCTCTTATTTGTCTTTGTTCTTCTGCCGCCTGTAATGTAACTAATCTTTGTTTTTCTTGCTCTGCTGCTGCTATTCTAGCTGCGTTTGCTAAATCAACAGAATTTTTTACTGATTTTCCTGTTTCGGTTACGTAGTCTTTAAATGTTTCTACACCTTCTTTTATTTTACCTGTAAATTCAGATACACCTTCTTTAACTGTATCTGTAACACCTTTGAATTTTTCTACACCTTGTGCTGCTTCTACTGCAGCTCCTGCAAAATCTAATGTTAATATTTTTAATGCCGCTTTACCAAAAAACTTTAATCCTTCTAATGCTTCTGCTAATGGTTGTTTTATAGAATCTATAATAGCTTGACCAAAATCTTTAATGCTTTTTATTGGTTCTTTAAAGAAGTTTACTACATTATCAAAATTATCTACAATAAGATCTATAAAGTCACGTATTAATTTTTGTACTGTTCCAGTTACTACTGCAAATGCATCGGCTGCTTCTCTATTTGAATTAAAAGCATTAGCTAAAAATTGAAATGCTTGTAAAGCTGCAGCTATTGGTATAGCTTTAAATGCAGCGCCTATACCACTTATACCTTTTCTAACTTTGCCAGCAGTAGCTTGTAATCTTTTAAAACCTTTTTCAGTAGCTTTAGTTTGTTTTTTACTTTGTTTTTCGACATCTTTTATAGAACCTTTTATTTCAGCAAACTCTTTTTGTATTGCTTCTAAATCTTTTTTAAGATCACCAACCTCTACATCTAACTCTATTGTTTTTTTGACTGCCATTTAAGCTCTTGTTTAAATTGGTTATACGCTTCTTTTACGCTACTAGGTAATTTATATTTACCTTTAGCGATTTGTACATTCTCGCTTTTGCTTTTAGAATATTTTAATAATTCGATTATGTTAGATATCATATATATATAATAATATTATTTTATTTTTTTAACAACTTGTTAAATTAGATATATAACCTGAACCGCTAACTAATGCTGCTTTAGTTGTACCATCTGGCATATATATTTTTCTGTAATCACCGTCACCTTCAAATTCAGTGCCTGATCCTGCACCTGCCGATGGACTGTCTTCCCACAACCTTGTGCCATTAGATAAAGTTGTTCCTGTAAAATATACTCTTGTTTTACTTGTGCTTGTATCTGCACAAGCTAGTGTAGCGGTAGCAAAATTATTATTACCTATTTCTATTGAAGTTATACTTGCTGAACCTGTAGGCGCTAAAGCACCAGTATTATAATTAAAATAAACTAATTCTAAAACACCTGATGAACTTAATTGACATATTCTGTCATCATAACCACTGTCTGTTGCTGTCGATGTTATATCTGTCCAAGCACCATTTATAAAACGTTGTTGACGTGCTAAAAACATTTTATTCTCTGGATATCTTTGATAATTAAACTGTGTAGAACCTCTATCAGTTTTCCAAGTACCTAAACCTGTATAAGTAGTAGTTAACCCTACATCTGTATAACAAACTCTACCTGACCCTATATACGCAGTCATATATAATACATTTGTTGTACTAAGTGTTGCATCATTTACTGTTTCAATATCATAATAATTAGTTGAAGGGTAATCTGATGTAATTCTTACTCTATAAACTTCTTGTGTTGCACAAGCTGTTTGTGTATCTAAAGTTCCGTTTCCGCCTGACACTTGGTAAGAGTAATTATTTCTTGCGTAATAACCATTAGGTGCTAAATTAGATAATATACCATTTGTGTTAGTTGTATATAATGTTGTGCCTGTTCCAAAAGTACTATCATAAGAATAATAGTCTTGAGGTGAGCTACTAATACAAGCATAATATGCATCGGTATTGCTGTAATATGTATTATTATAAGTATATACAGGAGCAGTAGTAGTTACTGTTTCATAAGTTGATGCAACTCCTTTTGTGCCGCTGAATGTGTTTGTAGCAGTACCCCAATAATAATAAGTTGTACTAGAATTTAAGCTACTGAAATCATAAGTTTTAATACCTATGTTACTAGGTGCTGGAGATATATCGTAATGTGTGTTATTAGTAGCTGCGCTAGAATCGGTACCCATATAAAATCCTGCCCCATTAATTGTAGCGCCACCATCTGCTGTAATTTCTAATCTAGCTGTAAATGAATCACTAGAAACGTTTAATTCTGATAAGTTTACAACAGTCGGCACATTAGGTGATGCTGAAGTTGTAAAATTAATAGTAGTACCTACACCTGTTCCGTTTCCATTTGTAGCATATGCTGTTATGTAATAAGTTGTATTTGCTACTGCATTTGTAAAATTATAATTATAACTTCCTAAACCTGTGCCTGATACAGGATACTGAGTATTGTTGTTATAATCAGAATTTACTCCTATATAAAAACCTCTTGCACTTACTGTACCGTGAGCTACATCTAAACTACCATTAGCTGTAAAAGAATTATAAGTTACATTTGTTTGTGAGTTTGTAGTAACCTCTGGTGATAAACTTGGACAAACTTGATATTCTGTTATTAAACCACTACCTGATATTCTACCAACATAATTATTATTAAAACTATAAAAATCTCCGTCTCCTTCATAATAATCTAATAAGTCACTTGTATCATAAAGTCTTGTATTGTTACCTAAATTTCCTGAATAATATAATGTTTGATTGTTTGCGCTATGTGCACAAGCTAATGCAACAGTTCCATAATCAGTATCAGAAACTGTAACACTTACACTTCCTCCACCTGTTAAAGGTATTGCTTCTTTACCATTTAATAGTTCTAAATCACTTTCACCAGTTTGTAAGTTAGTTGTTATTTTATTAATTCTATATGTTAAGTCGTTTATTTGTATTTCATCTGCTAAAGATAAATTTTGTAAAATACTTATAGGTAAAAATGCTTTAAACGTAGACAATCTTTCGTTAAATCTAAATGCGTTTACTATATATTGTTTATAATATTGTTCAAATAAAGATTCAGTATAATCTGATCCACCAGTCCATTCTTGCAACTCTAAACCAAAATGTAAAGTTTTAGGATAATCAGTATTACTACTATCTACAGTTGGTGAGTTAAAAGGCATCCAATATGCACTAATATTATTAATAGATGTAGAATCTGTAGATCCATCATCATCATAATATCTTAAATTTGTTATTATTGCTGTATCCTCTGTAACACCTAAAGTAGTAGAATGTATTGGGTAATAAATAACTGGTTTACCTAAATATGGTCCACCATCTCTTTTTATTAAATGCCCTACTTGTATGTTTTTTTGTGTTGTACCATCATATAACCTTTCAAACTTCATATGCTCAAATGGAGCTTCTATTACATATCTATCGTTTACTGCATCTAATTTTGTATCACCTTCGTATTCTAATGCACCCCACTCTAATCCAAATTGTTCTTCGTGTTGTTTAGCGAGTAAATTATCTGTTCCTTCGTACTTAAATTTTATTTCTCTATATGGTAGTGATGGGTTTACGCCTTGTTGTTTATTGTCTATATACTCTGTCCAATTTTTCAAAGTGCCATCTTCATAAAAACTATCTAATGTTTTAACATATATTTTACCATCTTCTTTATATGCTGTTAAATTAAATACTTTAAATAAACCAGTTATAAAATCTATAATTTTCATTTCTGGTATATTTTCTTGTACACTAAATGCAGCTGGAGTTATTGTAAAATTACTTGTAAGGTTACTTGTACTAAAAGTTAATGTATTACCACCTCCGTATGTATCAGTTAAAACTATTTGTACACTATCTATTAATTGATCTTCAGCAGATCTAAATATAACTGAATAATTACCATTTGGTAAATTAGCTGATGATGTACCTGAAACTTGTTGTGTTTCTCCAGCAGCAAAATTAAATTGAAAAACAGTTGCACTATTAGCTTGTAATTCTACTTGAAACGCTTTAGTTGGGCTACCAACTGATGCTCCAGATCCAAACGTTACAGTTGCTTGGAATTGTATTGTTTGATTTGATGGTAAATTAAATATCCTAAATGAATTTGAAAATTTAGATACGTGTGATAAAGTTTCAGTTGAGTTATTATATCCTGCTAAAACAGTAGGTGCTTCTAAGTTTTGTTTTATTTCACCTTCTTCTCTTTGTAAAAGCATATACAACTTATAAAAAGGACCATTCGTAGTATTAAAGAAATCGTCAGAAAATATTATTTGTTTGTTTCCATTAGAATCTTTAGTTATGTTTGATTCTTCTATTGCTCTTACAATCGCATATAATCTCAGACTATAAGTTAAATGTCTATAATGTATTCCTGAAACTCTAAGTACACCTTGATCTGGTAAACCGCTTGGAATATCGTCACCAGGAGAAGTTCTTCTTCTTAAATTACCACCTGCATCGTTTAACGCATCATTTGTTCTACTCCATAACTCTACTGTGTTTTCTGAACTGTAGAATAATCTAATTCTATTGTTTATTAACGATACTAACATAGGTGTTC